AGACCGTCCCACGGCTTAGCCACCACGCAGGACTAGAGGCGGGAGTGTTGCCAGTATTCGCCGCCTGTAGCGATTCATAAACGGTATAACTATTGGCAGACCCGGCCACAGATGCGTTGTCTCCATCGCCATAAGTCGTCCCGGCATTGTACGCTGCCGGGACAGTCTCAAATAGCGAACTACTATTGAGCATAGCGTCCGTTATTGTGATCGGAGGTATCACCTGCATTATGCGGCCTCCGTCAAGATTGACTCGCCATCGCGGGAAACTCTAACAAGTATGTCTGCCGTTTTCTTTGCAAAGGCAGATAGTTTTCGGACCTCGGCGGTTAGCTCCTGAATCATTGAATCGCTTGTTCTAGCCTCGCTCGCGGTCTGCACTTTCTCGCCTTTGTGCAGCATTGCGATATACCCGTCATAGGGCACATAACTCAAGCCAGCGGCGTGTGAGCCGTCCACAGCTCCAACTGCCAGCGCAACTCGCCTTACTATCTCGTCAACGGATACGGCACCAGCAAGGCCGGAATTTATAACATCCAATCCAAGGCCATTTTTGAGCGCCACAACCTCAACAAAGCGCCGGGCATAATTATTAAGCTGTGCATCAAGATCAGTGCCTGGCTTCCCTTCCTCGCCGGCAGACCCCCAAAACACACCACCGCCGTATGACAAGCCTTTCTCGTTATAACCAGGGAAGTCTGCGCCAGTCAGGTCTACGTTGTACCCTGCGCCTCTCAATAGGTTTGACAACAGTGAATCTATCGTGGCAAACGCACCGATAACCTCGATGGCTTTGTCTTGTGGCTGTCTGCGAGTCCAACCATATACGTCAACACCAGAAGCAAACTCTGCCGCCTCAAAAACTTCCGGCGAGCCTTGGAGCGATGGCGGCACAGAGGTCAAAAATCCGGCGTTGTGTGATGGCGTTTTTTCTTTGTCTAACAACGTAGCGGCAGCGGCCAATCCAGCAACCACCCAGCCCCAGCCAGGGATTGCCGATGCCACATTCATGATTCCAGACCCAATTGACTGCATCCCGCCCCATACAGCAGAGCCTATACCGCTCACTGTACTGCCAAGGCCGGACATAAACCCGCCACCAGCAGCCGCGCCAGTTCCGGCAGCGCCAAGTGTTGCCGCGTTAGCCATTGACGGGGCCACCCATCCAGCCGTAGTACCCCATGTCCCGGCAATGGTTGCTGCGGTGCTTGCAAGATTACCAATAGTACCGGCGCTTGATGCTATGCTGGATATTGTCCCTATCGGGTTTGAGCTTCCACCACCACCACCGCCGCCAAAAATAGACCCCAACAAATTCGTTGACGTACTGCCAGCCGTGCCGCCACCTATCCCAAACAAATTCATAACGCCAGATGCCAGCCATTCCGCAATCATGCGTTCAATCATGGCTTTAAATGCGCGGGCGATATTGTCAAACGCATTTTTGCCATTGTTGAAAATGTCAATAAATGTGTTTGTCAGATATTCGTGCGTGCGCTGCCAGTTTTCCCGCGCACGTTCGGCGGCATCTTCCTCTGCTTTCGCTCTCTGTTCGGCGGCTTCTTTAACTAAATCTGATTGAGCTTCTGCGGCCCTTCCAGCAGCTTCTCTAGCTGCTTTTTCATCGTACAAGGCCCCGGCCATTGCCATAACAGCCAATCTTTGCTGTAGCGTTGCGCCTTCCCCTAGTTTTCTGGCCTGTTCGTTGATATAGATTTCCCTCGACGACATATCCAGGGCATCTATTTCATAAACCAAGGAATCAATCAGATCATAGGTTTGTTCTGATTGCTTGTGTTGCGCCTCAATAATATCATCTATCGCTTTTTTTAATTCCTTTTCTTCCTTTGTAAGTTCCTTTGTTTCGTTCACGACCCGTTGCATTGGTCCAACAAAACCTTGCGTTGTGTATGTCATTTCCTCAATGACGTTTTGAATTTCCCCCGTGGTATACAGGAATGTGCCAAAATGCCGCGCCCATTTTTCCTCAAAATCATCGCCCCATATCTGACGGTATAGGAGTTCTTTTTCTATGTTTGCTTCTTGGCTTCCCTGTCTCAGCCAAGTCATCATCCCTGCAAGTGTGCCGCCAATCGTCTGCCCTAGGCTAGTAGTTTTCTCAATCGCAAAAGATAACGCAGGGACGACAAGATCAATTAGAGCGTCCCTTAACAAACCCCATTGCGCATTTAATGCAACGACTTTATCCTCAAGTACGTCAGCGGCAGCAGCAGATTCAGCCGTAACAGTGGTAAAACTTTTCCCTTCCTCGATCATCCCTGATAAGGCGTCAGCGCCCTCGTTGAGCATAACAACCATGCCAAGGCCGGACCTGCCGAACAGGTTAACGGCAGCGTCGGATTTTAAAGCGCCGTCCTCCATGTTCTCAAATTCACCAGCGACCTCGATCATTATCTGGTTCATTGATTTCATGGTTCCGTTGGAGTATGTTGTAGATATTCCAAGGTCATTGAACGCTTTTTCCGCTGACTTCACGCCATTGTTGGCGTCAACCATTTTTCCAGATAACACGCGCAATGCGCCTTCCATGGAAGTCAGGGATATCCCTGATAATTCAGCAGCGTGTTTCAGTCCCGCTAAATCCTCAACAGATATGCCGACTTTCTGCGACATATCATGCAAGGCAGCGCGGGCTTGGACGGAATCAGAAATCATTTTCCCGAACATGCCAACGCTCAGAGTCAGGCCGAGAGTCCGGAATGCTTCTTTCCCCAACTCGACAGCATCTTTAACGCCGCCCATTTCCGTTTTGACGACGTTTTTGATGGCCTTCATGTCGTCCTGAATCCGCGCAAGTCCTGCGAATATCTGAACTTCCAACGCTCCAGCTATCATAATTTGGCTAGTTCCCTGAGTGATTCTTTGGTCATCTCTGCCTTGATGTTTATCACGTTCGCGTATTCAGCGTCGGCCCATGGACATGGCCGGGCAACGTCCGTGGCTTGCGATAGTTCGGACATATATTCGTTGCTTAACTTTCTAAGCATAACAGCCTCAACAGGATCAAGTTCAATGCCAGTACACTCCTGCCATGCGAGCAATTCGCTATACTGTATTGGCAACTGCCCCGCCGTTGGGCCGATTTCAAAAAGATACAGCACCAGGTATAACCCTGGCACTGTAGGCATTTTTATGTTATCGAACCCCTTTCTTGTTAGCAGTTCTCGTCTTGATACTAGCGGGCTTCGGTCCCCGTCTGATTTTCTAGGCGCGGCATTCAGCCAAGCAATCAGCTTGACGTATTCAATCAGCCCTCTTTCGAGGGCTTGGTAAAATTTACCTTGTCAGAGATAAATTTTTCCACGTCGTCAGCGATGTAGATAACATCGAGATCGCTGTAAACCGCCTTGAAAAGCTCATGCCCGGATAAATCATCAGGGCCAAAATCGCCATTAAACGATTTCGTACAGTTAGCAAGGAATGTCGCACGCTCATCAAGTTTATCGCTCCATGACTGATGACCGTCCTGCTTTCCCTGCATTTTGGCAAGCGTCCTTTCTGACATGCGCTTTTCCATGCCGTGCTTTGCTTTCTGGTACTGCTTGGATGACGGACCATATACCGTGATTGAGAATTCGTTACCGTCTTTATCGGTAACTTTTTCCCCGGTCCCGTCACGCAATACCATCGTGCTTGTTTCGCTTAGGGCTATACTTTTAATATCGAATTTCATAAATTCCTCGCGTGAGATTTTGCCCTTGCCAAGCGGCACCGGCCTCACGCGAGTGAAACCGAATGCCGCCTGGTAGGTGCGGGTTAGCCTTGCGGCAAATTGTTAGCTGGCGGCTACAATGATCGGAGCGCGGCAGATATTGATAGTCGCAGTCCGTTTCATTCCGGTGCCTTCGCTTGCTTGAGCCATAACCCAGCCGGAGACGATAACATCAAGATAATGAGTCTCCGTATCTGGATAGGTGATTTTGATGGAGTAGTGATTAGCCGACGCCTCAGCCGCTTTCAGGATAACCTGACCAGCATCAGCAGGAACGTCAGCCATAACAATCTCACCATTTCCGTATTCCGGCGAGCCTTTGAAATACTCCGTAGTGCCATTGATAGGCTTGAACGCATTCACGCTACGCTTGGAGCCGTAGGTAGCGAATGATTCGACCTTGCCTATCGTGGTATAGGTCAACGTGGTGGAGCCATAACCAGATGCGTCATAGGTCGCCGGAAGCGTTGCACAGATCGCATAGGTAGTATCGGTAAAACTTGCAATGCCAGTATGAGCGGCCATTGTGTTAGTCCTCTAGGTTAAAAAAGATCAAGCGGTGTAACGCACCATGAAATCCATTGAACGGGTCATGATTTGGAAATCCGGTATAGATAAATCCGGACCTTCCCCTTGCGGAGAAATTGAGTCAACCGCAGTACTCGCAACCGTTGCCCGTTGTGATGGACAGGCAGCAAGTATCAGCGGCATGATTGTTTGAATTTTTGTATAGCCACTAGAGGTATCATCGTCCTTGACATACACAGTGACCTGCACGCGTGTTGTGTGCATTTTGTTTGTATCGTTGGTCTTGATACCGTTGTGTATAACATCGCTTACTTGTAATACAGAGATCGCAGGAAGCGCGGTATTTAACGGCAAGTCCCCAGCCTTTATCCTTGTGGCAGGGACTACGGCGGTCAGGTTAGCGGACCCGGCCAGCAGTGTGCGGATTACAGCAACGCCGCTCACTCATCACCATCCATCAGTAATTCGGGAGTTTCCAGCCCGTGTTTTGTTTTCATCCTGTTTTGTATATACAGAGCCGCAGCCATGACAGCATCACTTGCTTTTGAATCAAGAGCAGGTCGCAGGAACGGGAAAGGTCTGGAGCCTGGGTGTTTAAGCATTCCGCTAACAATCTTCCCGCCTATAACAGCGAACCTGCGGTTGAATGTCGTC